ATGATAAAAACTTTATTGGAACTTGGTCTAACAGTGGTCCTGAGACTGATTTCTATGCCCTTGGTGTTTACAATACACAAGTAAAGAGAGCAGTTGGAACATCAGCATCAACAGCAGCACTATCAGCATACTGGGCTAAAAATTACAAGGGTACATATAAAACAACTTTTGATTATTTAAAGTCTATTACACAACCAATTAAGAATACAAAGATAACATCTAATGTTTTTGTAGATATTCTTAAATAAAGGTTTTGGTCTGTAACTCAGTTGGTAGAGTGCCGAACTGTTAATTCGGATGTCGCAGGATCGAAACCTGCCAGACCAGCAAATGGTATACTTAAATATAAAGTATATTTAGGAGAAAAATGCTTCAAACATTAAATATAGATCCAAATGGACTATGTAATGCAAAATGTTGGTATTGTCCTGTAGCATATGTTGGAAATTCAAAAGAAAATAAAACAAATATGTCACTTGAAACAATGGAAGACATATTCAAACAACTTGATGAAGGTCGTGGTATTTGGACATCTAGAGATTTATTTAATTCACCAATTCATTTTAATGAAGTTTTACTTTATCCATATTTTGAAGAAATGCTAGAATTACATAAAAAATACAATATAAAGATTAGTATATATACTAATGGAGTTAATTTAACAAAAGATAAAATAGACTTAATAGTTAAATATAAAAAAATTGTATCAAAAGTTCTTTTAAATGTTCCATCTTTAAATCCTGAACAGTGGTCAAAATTTGCTGGATTTAACATAAAAATATTTCCAAAACTTTTAGAAAATTTAAAATATGCAGAAGAAAAACTTGTTGATATTTTTTCAGAAAATGATTTTTGCATAATGGCAAATGGAGTTAATCAAAGATCTTTATTTGAAAATGGAGGATGGATAGAAGTAATGGATAATGCTCCACATTATGATCTAGATATGAAAAACGGAACATTAGAAACAATAGTAAAAGAAATGAAAACTTTATTGCCCAAAGTTAATATATGGGGAAGAAATAATTTAGGTGATAGAACTGGTGTATTAGAAGACTTTAAAGTTATATCAAATCAAAATGCAATTAAAACAAAAAATCAAGGAAAAGTAATTTCTTGTGGTGCAAAATATCCTGAAACTTTATTTATTTCTGCTACTGGTAATGTATTTTTATGTGCTGCAGATTTTAAGTATGAAAGTATTTTTGCAAATATAAAAGATAAACCACTTAAAGAAATTTGGGAAGGTGTTGAAAGACAGAATGCAATAAAGAAGGCATACGAAGGAATGTGCACAGGATGCTTTCGTGCAGTAAAAGAAACTGGTGAAGGTCCAAGTATGGGCAAAGTTATATAAAGAATATTTAAAAAATAAATGATAATATTAGGTATAAATGAAACATCTCATGATGCATCAGTATCATTAATTCAAGATGGAAAAATACTTTTTGCTGGGCATGCAGAAAGATATAGCAAAGAAAAAAATGACTGGTATGTTAATGATAGTTTAATAAAAGATGCTTTATCATATGGCAAACCAGATCATATTGCTTACTACGAAAAACCTTTACTAAAGGCTTCTAGGTTGTTTTTAAAAGGTGGATCTGGAGATTGGAAACCAAGGTTTGATATAGAGGATATACCTAGAAAATCTTTTGGTCATCACTATTCTCATTCTTGTGCTGGTTATTATACAAGTACATTTAATAATGCAGTTATAGTAGTGCTTGATGCAATTGGTGAATATAATACTTCAACTATATGGGTTGGAGAAAAAAATAATATTACCTTAAAATATAAACAAAATTATTCAGTAAGTTTTGGCTTATTTTATTCTGCATTTACACAACTTATTGATCTTATGCCTAATCAAGAAGAGTACATAATGATGGGTATGGCTGCTTATGGAGATTGGAAAAAATATTATAATAAAGTTAATGAATATTTTCCTTTTTATAATAAACAAAAATATAATTTTCACAAAGGTATAATTGATTGGGGATGGGTTAAGTCAGAACAAGATAAATTTGATATTGCAGCAGCAGTTCAAATGGTTTATCAACAAAGACTAAATGAGTTTATGCTTATGGCAAAAAAAATAACTGGAAAAAATAACTTAGTATTTATGGGTGGTTGCGCCCTTAATTCTTCTGCAAACACCTCACTATGGAACATATTTGATAAAGTTTGGATTATGCCAAACCCAGGAGATGCTGGAAGTTCTTTAGGTGCAGCAGCAGCATTATATGGAAAACATCTTGAATGGAAAGACCCATACCTTGGATATAATTTAACTGGAGAATATCCAATACAAAAAATAGTTGACGGAATACTAAAAGAAGGTGTAGTAGCAGTTGCAAATGGAAGAGCAGAATATGGACCTAGAGCATTAGGAAACAGAAGCATATTGGCAGATGCTAGAGATCCAAATATTAAAGACAAAGTAAATAAAATTAAACAACGTGAACTCTTTAGACCATTTGCACCAGTCATTATGGAAGAACATGCATCTAAATGGTTTGATATGAGTTTTATAAGTCCATATATGCAATATACTGTTAAGTGTTTACAACCAGAAAAAATACCATCTGTTGTTCATGCGGATGGCACATCAAGAGTGCAAACTATAAATAAGGATCAACATAAAGGTTTATGGAGAGTTTTAAATAAATTTTATCTACAAACTGGTGTTCCAATTCTTTTAAATACCAGTTTAAATATAAAAGGTCAACCTCTATTAAATGATGAAAAAGATATTATTGATTGGGAAAAACACTATAATTTTAAAATATTAAGATAACATGATATAATTATAATAAAGGAGATCCATCTTGAAACTATTTAAAAAAATAAAAAAATATTTTTATATAAAAAAAATTAATAAGCAAATGAAAAAGGAAAAATATGTTTACTGATAAATTTAAATTTTGGGGAGATATTAATGATTTTACAGACGAATTTAGTCCAAAATGTTTTACAGATGATAAAACACTTAATAATGATGGAATAGAATATTCTAGAAATTCAAATGGATATAGATCAGATGAATTTAAAACAGAACATGATGGAAAGCATATACTATTTACTGGTTGTTCAACTACTTTTGGTGTTGGTTTATACAATGAAGAAGTATGGGCAAATATTCTTTATAATAAAATAAGTAAAAAAGAAAAATATTCTGGGTATTTTAATCTTAGTTTTCCAGGTGCAAGCATATATACAACAATATTAGATATATTTAAATACTTTAATAAATTTGGAAATCCAGATGTTATATTTATTAACTTAACAGATTCTTATAGATTTTTTGCTTATGACAATAAAGCGGGTATATACAAAAGAACAAATTTTGATGAGTCAGAAAAACTTCATGAAATAGATTTAATAAACTATAATATGTATTTTATGCTTGAACAATACTGTAGAGCAAATAATATTAAATTATTCTCTTTTTCTTATCGTTTTCGTGGACCTACATCAACAAATGAAGTATTTAGTAATTATGGATTTAATACATACTATAATCTTAATGAAAAAGTTTCACATGAACTTTTATTTAAATTAAAACAAGATCATGATGGTCCATTTTTTGAAAAAGCAAGAGATAATATACATAGAGGAACAGGTTTTCATATTATGTGGAGTGACTTTATGTTTGATAAATATTTGAACAATTAATAACAATATGATATAATAATAATGCTTGCCCAAATGGGGAGCAAATTAACTTATTCGCTTGAAAGGGGAATAAAATGATGGCAACAAATTTTGCAATGGATCTATTCAATGATCCTTTTTTTATTGGCTTTAACAGAGAACTAAGCCGTCTCAATATGGCACACAAAACTAATTCACAGTCATATCCTCCATATGATCTTCTTAAACTAGATGAAGACACATATCGCATTTCTATTGCAGTGGCAGGATTTGGGAAAGAAGATATTGATGTTTCAGTAGACAACGGAACGCTTATTATCAAGGGTGAGATTACAGAAGTAACAGATGCTGAAGTTGTTCATAAAGGTATTGCTGGTCGTAAATTTATACGATCATTTGCTCTTGGTGAATATATGGAAGTAACTGGGGCAGATTTAAAAGATGGTATGCTACATATTAATGTAGATCGTATTATTCCTGAAGATAAAAAGCCTAAGTCTATTAAAATCAATTAAATTTCAGGACGCTACCTGGGACAACCTGAGCATGTTGCAAAAAGGCTCATTCTTTGATATACTTATAGTAGAAACTTAGGGGGTTTTTAATGGCAGATAAAGGAACAAGGGCTCTTCTTCTTGAAGTGATCCAAAAAGAAGTTGGAACAATTGAAGGTCCAAAAGATAACGAAACAAAATACGGTGCATGGAGTAAGGCTAACTTTTTACCATGGTGCGGAAGTTTTGTTAATTGGTCAGCAATGACAGCAGGAATTAAGATTCCAAATACAGTTTATACACCAGCAGGTGTAGATGCATTTAAAAAGTTGGGCAAGTGGATTCCTGTTAAGGGAGCAAAACCACAAGCAGGTTGGGTTGTTTATTTTGATTTTCCAGGCGGAAGAGATATTGATCACGTAGGTTGGGTTCTTAAAGATAATGGTGATGGAACATGCACAACAATTGAAGGAAATACAACTGCAGATGGCAAGAAGGGTAGCCAATCAAATGGTGGAGAATGCGTGAAGAAGATTCGTGCATATGGTCCAAACAAGAAGAATCTTCCAGTATTTATTGCAGGTTATGGACAAGTTGATTATCCAGATTCAGATACTCCAGTCGTTCCAACCCTTGAAGAAAAAAAAATTGCTCTTGCTGAAGTTGCAAAATCTCAAGGAGTAGAAGTACCAAAGATTAAACTATTTACTCCTTATAAAAAAGGATCTAAAGGTCAGGCAGTTAAGAATATTCAAACACTTCTTAAAATTACTGCAGATGGTTCTTTTGGTCCAGGAACAGAGACTTCTGTAAAGAATTTTCAAAAGAAAGAATCTTTGCCAGTAACAGGAATTGTTGATGAAGAAACTTTTCGTCGCTTAAAAGGTGTTAAGTAAAAATAATGCCAGTATATGATTATAAATGCATAGTGTGCTCTGCTAATATAGAATTCAAAAGAAATTTTGAAGATGCTATAGAGCCACTATGCTGTAATCAAGTTATGCAAAGACAATGGAGTTCTCCAGGTGTTTTATTTCAAGGTAGTGGGTTTTATTCAACAGATAATAGAAAGTAGCGGTATAATATGAATATGATTGCAGAAGATGCTAAAGTATGGTTATTAGACGCAACCGATAGATGCGACAGATGTTCTGCACAAGCATATATTAAGATTATTGGTAAAAACGGAGAACTGTTGTTTTGTTCTCATCACTACAATAAAGTTGTAGATGATGTTGAGGGATATAAAAAAATGATGAGTTTTATGGTAGAAGTAATAGACGAAAGAGAAAAGTTAGAAGAATGATTATTCAAATTATTGGTTTGCCAGGTTCTGGAAAAACCCAACTTGCAAAGGCACTTAAAGAAAGAATTAATGCTATTCATCTTAATGCAGATGAAGTTCGTGCAACAGTGAACTCAGACCTTGGATTTACTACAGAGGATCGTTTAGAACAAGCACGACGTATGGGAGAAATGGCAAGACTAATTTCAAAGCAGGGTATTGCTCCAGTAATCGTTGACTTTGTTTGCCCTACAGACTTAACTCGTGCAGCATTTGGAAAGCCAGACATTTTGGTATTCATGAACACGATTGAAGAAGGAAGATTTGAAGA